AATGTTTTCCAGATCAAATGTCGCCAATCGTGGTGCAACCGTTTGTGGTTGCGTATTGGTGCTGTAACTCCAATTCAACCACACATCATTTCCCCATCTTGACGCGTTGTACCATCCAAACATCGTTGTTGCGAATGTTGATATAGCTCCATTGCTCAAGTCGTAAAGTGATACTAACCCGTTGTTTTGTGTTGATATCATTATTTGTCTTGGGTCTGGCGCCGTACCTGCAAATATGATTTTCCATTGCCATCCTGCGGTCACTTCAATTCTGTAATCTGGTGTTGCTGGTAGTTGTGCTATCGGCCAGTTTGTCGACATATCCGGATTTGTTGCGTATATGCTTGTTGCTGTCTGCACAGTTGGGGTAATGTCCCCATAATGCACCACACACCCGATGTTTTCCTGTAGGTTCCAGTAGTATTGTTTCAACGTTTCGTAATACATGAGAAACGGTATTGCATTGAAGCTCCTTTCTACGTTTGTGCTTGCAATCCCGATCCCTCTGATCCCTAGGTATGCCGGTAGGCTTGACGGGTTTACTTGTGCGTTGTCCAAGTCCATCACCGTATCGTAGTCAATCGGCCTTGCCGTGAATTCGATTTGTGGGAACTTAACTTGGCTAATGTTGTTCCCAATCCGCAGTTTGTTATTGTGTAGATACGAATTATATAATCGTATATCTGCACTGAACCAATACACTTCTCCCTTTAGGCTCCCGAATAACGGTCCCACCGTCGGGTTTGTGTACACTTCCATTTCCATACCAATATCCCAGGTATCTTCTGGTAGCGCGAGCGCCGTATAGATTGGTATTACTGTTCCCACGCTTGCCGTGGTTCTTACTATTTTGTCGAGGTTAAAGGTTGCTCTTTGGTATCCCTCGAACTCCACCGTCATTTTTTTACCTGATCCGATGGTGTTTTTTCCAAATGTTGTTTTCATGGATTTATGTGTTTACCATTTTTCACTAATTCCGCTGCTGGTTTTGATGTATTTTCCTTCTGTTCTTTTTCCATGTATTCCTTCATCGCTTTTGCCTTGTGTAAGTCTAGTGTTTGCACCACCATCGTTATCACTCTTACGAGTAGTTCCCAGTGGTTTTCTTCCATCCATTTTAGCAGTTCATCTACCGTTTCGTGTTCTTCAGTGAGTTTGTTCATGCCCATTGCTGCGAACCACCCCCCTTTTTCTTCCTTAACCGCTTTGAACGGTGTTCCCAGTATCGGAGCTTCCTCCAGTAAAGTCGATTGCGAGTTGCGCGCTTTTTCTAACAACTCTGGTCCAGATGATTCGAACGCTGTGTTCGCTTTTTCTTTCATAGGTTTTTGATTTTGATATTGTTATGTAATTGATTGCTTGTTCTTTGGGTATTACTACTCCTTCCTCATCACAGTACTGCACTATAGTGGTGTATCTGTCTCTCCGTTCCATGGTATCCCATTTTTACGTAGTATTTGTTTTTTGTTTAGCTCTAGTAACGCTTCTGCGCTCATTGGTGTTTTTGAGTATACGACGGGTGTACTTCCCATTGGTATTCCTCCTTCGTGCCATGTAGAGTCATGTCTCCATGTTTTTCCGTTGTAATTTGAATAGTAGCTTGTTGCATACAAGTCTTTCATTTCTACGTCTTCCTTTGGGAATGCTTCCTCTAGGAATGCTTCTAAGGCTGTCATGTTTTTACGTTTTTGAAATGTTAACAATTATTCTTAATTTTCTTGTTCGCCTGTTGAGGTTACGATAGTGATAACCATTGATGCGAACTTCCGTCTGGGAAACCCCACTAACACTCCTACTAGCATTATCATGCTTAGGTTGTCTAGTTCTAATCGCTGTGCGATGTTTCCTTTCTCGTCATAGGCGAGAATGCTTACGTCGAATTTCATTTGTCTTGTTTTTGATTGTTTGTGATGCAATAGCAGGTAATTATAACCGCTATTGCGATTATTATTTGTTCCATGCTGCAAGTTATACTTTTTGTTTTCACATATTTTATACCCTAATACAGGTATTTTGTCGCTTTCCCGTCCGGTAGGACCCGCTGAGCGGCCTGTTTGTAAAACTATTCCACAGGAATGCCGCCGGAGGCATTTTTGTTTTACCAGTCGTCTAGCCCTGGTTCTTGCCATTCTGGCCTTATTATTTGTATGTCTTTTTTTTCTATTATCCTTTCGTTTTGCTTTAATGCTCGTCTTTCTTCCTCGTATTTCCTTGCTTCCCAGTCTCCTGGGCTTCCATACCCCAATTTTCTATTCACTTTTTGGTAGTATTTTAGCAGTTTTGCCCTGTTTTCTGCGTCATCTGCCTTTATTTTTTCACCTCCTATCCATTGTATTCCTTCATCCAATTTTTGTACCCATAACGCTTCGCGTTCTTCCTCTGTATATATTTTATTTCTCCAGTATACATTCAAGTTTACCTCAAATCCTTGATTTGTTGTATACGTAGTTTTTGTTTCCCCCTTTTTGTATTTACATTTTTTTGCATTATACGTGTCTACGTATGCTTTTCCTATTCCCGGACTTGTTAATATTTTTGGCTTATAGTATTTATGTAATTCATCCAGTTTTGTTATGTATTTTGTTATATATCCTATTGTTTCTTCGTTTACGTAGTTTCGTCCTTTTCCGTCCCCTATTGTACACCACCCGTACTTCCATTTGTTTTTTTCTATTTGTTCGTATCTCCATCTCTTTTCAATTTCTTCCGTTTTATCTGTCCATACAATTCCATGTATGTGCAGATGTTCCGTCTGTCCGCTTCCTAGTTCCGTTATGAACCAGTGTCTCGGGCTTTTTCCGTTGTGTTTTCTCCACCTCTCCCTCCACTTGTGTATCGCTATTGTCGCTACTTGGTTGTCCAGGTCGTACCCCTTTATTCCTGGTATTTGTTCTTTTGCTTTGTCCACTAGTTCCTTGTAGCTTTCGTTACTGAAATTCAGTGTTACGAAATTTCCCTTTTGTTTTTGGTGTTTTACTTCTTCTAGTAGTCTTGCCCTCCATTCTGCTGCCTTTGCTGCTGCGCATTCCATGCACATTCCGCATTTAATTGGAACCAGCCCCACACGCTTATCTTGCATGTGGGGCACGTTCCCGCCGTTCCTTTTATTCGGCTTATATTTTGGGTTCTGTACTAGTTTTGGGTACAAGCACATTTTATTTCATTAACCCGATTACTCTGATAATCGATTCCGTCGTTAGTTTCGTGCTGTCTTTCACATCTTTGATGAACTTATCTAAGTCCAGGTGTCCTTGTTTTATACTCACCTCTTCCCATTTTTGTTTCACCATTTCCACCGTAGCCTTCATTTGCTCCTCCGTTAAGTCCTTCTGCGCTCGTTTTAGCTCATTTGCTATGCCTAGTCCTATCAGTTCTGCTTTCTTCGCTTCTACGTCCACCATTTGCGTTTGGTCTGCGGTTTTCGCTTGGTTTTCCAGTATCGATACTTCTGCTTTTACTTTGTCGTAGTTATCTTCGTATGTATCTACGTAGAATTGCGCTACGTTTCTTGCCAAGCGTCCTTGTGCGGCCGTCAATTCCGTATCCACTCCACTCTTCTTGGCTGTATCTGCTTGTGTATTCGCTGTCTGCGCCTCGATTAGTTTCTTTTGCGCATTCATTAGCTGTATTCCCATTACTTCCCCGCCTCCGCTGGGTGCACCAGGGGCACTTACCCCCGATCCTCCTCCTCCTGTAGTAGCTCCACCACCACCTGCTCCTCCATACTGTAGCGCTGGACTTAACCCAGCGCGTTTTAGTTGTTCCGTCATTGCCACGGGCCCCGTGTCCTTCCATTGTTGTAGTTCTGCGGCTTTCTGTCTTGCCAGCGCCCTGCCATCTATCGCATATTGCTGTTCATTCAGCTTGCCTTGTTGTTTAAGTTGCCTTTGGTCATTCCACCCGGCCGTTATCATTCCCAGCCCCGTATTTACGGCTGTTTCTGCTGCATCCATTGCTAGACCTGCTATTGGTCCCATTTTTCGCGTCTTTTTCTTAAAAAGCGATACACCTTAGTTCCTATTATAGTACAGACGCGTACCGCCTTTCAAGTTGTTGATTAATAAACAATTACGTTATTCCGTTAAGTCGCTCTGTACTATTCTTTTATATCGTCCGTTTTGGCCGTTCCTTCGCCTTCTTTTGGCTTTGGGTTGTGCCTCGCGTCTCTTTTCGTCAAGTGGTCATTTGCTGCCATATCCATCGCTTCCACTGCTATGTCCCACGTTTCCGTCCTTATATCCGTTTCCGGTATTACTCCGTCTTTTCGCTCCGTGAAGATCATTTCTGTAGCATCTCCAATTTCCGCACCTTGCTGCATCATCCGTTGCATTTTGTGTTCAATTGTTTCTCCTTGTTGTTGCCGACATACTTTTAGCGTTGTTCGCTGTTTTGGATTTTGTTTGTACATTTTTGCAATGTTTTGCGGTAAAGACCAGGTTATTAATTGCGGATCCTCACCCGATCGTGACCAGGTGAGGCCCGTTTTTGCGTTATTTTGCTGTTTTCGTGCAGTTTTCTGCTACACTCTAGGCATTATCTTTGCGCTCATCTTCCGTCGACATTCGATCGACAGGCCTACCTGTACCCATAGGTTTTGTGCGTCCAGGCTTGTCTGTGCGAATATCTGATTATATCGAACTGGGTCGATATAGGTGGTAAGGTCTTGAATACTTACCTCTCCTCCTGCTTCTTCCCATTGGTATCCTCTATTTAGCGCCATGAAACTTTGTGACATTCCGTAGGCAAAGTTGCCGTACGTTTCTGATACGTCCGTTTGATACTCTAGCCATGCTGGCAGATATCCCGCGCTTGTTTGCATCCAGTCCGCCCCATCGTGGCTTGTACTCCACCATGTCCTATACTCGTTTATATCCATCTGAAACCCGATCTGGTTAAACGCAGGTTTAAACAGGTCTTCCATTGTTTCCAGTAGCATAAACCATTTGTTTCCCTGACTGTAATCTATCCTTGGCGTGAAGCTTAGCATTGCTTGTAACATACAAGGTTCTGTTGGTTTAATTACCAGTCGTCCCCCTTTTTTGTCCTTTGCTCCGCGTCCAATTCCCCCTAGTGTTGCTAGTGGCTGATCCATCGATGCCGCGTTACTTATCACCTCTTGAAACACTACATTTTTCATCATTCCCCCCCTGAATACCGGCATTTCACTGCGGTGTGTTATATTGCTATCCCATGCCGCTTGTACCCAGTCGTAGTACGACCCTCCGCTTACCGCAGTCCTGTTCAGGTAGTCGTACATTTTTTTCGAGAAGTTTAATTGATCCATCGTGAACTTACCCCCTGTGATCGTCACCGCACTCGCATTATTTATATATGTAATGCTCTCAGTTTCAACCCAGTTATTGAATTTGTCATTCAAATAGGTCTTGATTCCGAGTCCTTCCTGTGCCATCAGTACATTTGGTATTCCGTTTGGCTGATCTGTTAGCCAGTTGTATGGCGGTAGTCCAAAGCTATTTACTACGTACGGTAGTGTTGTTTGAGCGAACGCAAG